TAGGCGCAGGTGTGCTTGTAAGCCGCTATTTTGGTGCAAAAAATTATGGTAAAATAAAAACAGACGAACCCCGAACCCTTGATTTTTCAGGGGTTCGGGGTTTTCTTGTTACTAATGTGTGCATAGTTCAGCGTTCAGCGGCCTAAAATGTTCACAGGTTTGAACCCTATGGAATCAGTTCCACGGTGGCCTTCAGTTCGCCCAAAGTCTTGTGATTATAGACCCGGTTTCCCGTGTCCTTGGACACATGACCCATGAGAAGGTCAATGCACTTCCGGTTTGCCCCGGCGCTGTCCAGTTGGGTTTCAAAGGTGTGGCGGCATTCGTGCGGGGTGTGGTTCATCTTCAGAGCCTTCATAATGTCCGCCCAAAATACCCGGTATTGAGTTTGGGAACAGGCCCTTCCATTGTAGCTAATTAAGCGGGGGCCACCTTCAGCAAGACGGGCTTCAACCAATGCCCTGATTTTGGAATGGATAGGAACCACCCGATCCTTCCCCGCCTTGGTTTTGGTTCCGCCCTTCATCGTCCCGGCCTGAAGGTTTATATCTTCCGGCTTCAAGTTCAGAAGTTCGCTGATCCGCCACCCGGAATAAAGCAGGATCAGAACCGTGTCAACCCAAGGTTCTTTCTGATGTTCCCAAACCTTCTTGATTTCTTCCTTGCTGAAGGGAAGGCGGGTGGTTGGTGGGATAGGATCAGAAGTCAGCAAGTCAGAATAGCAACGGGTGATAATGTCCATTTCAAGGGCAAACCTGTCAAGATGGCCCCAAAGGTTCTTAATTGCCGCCTGTGTACTGTACCCCTTCCCGCAACCGTCAATGGTTTCTTGCATTTGGTATGACCGGATTTGTTTATAGGGCTTTTCCCATAACGCTGAACAATGCTTGAACGCTGAACACAAAGATGAACGGTTGGATTCTCCCAGCTTCGGAGCCTTCTTTTCTTTCCAAAGTTCAAACAGTTCCTTCATGGTGATCTTGGCCCGGTCAACATCCCAAGGATCACGGTTATATTCAGCCAATAGCAAATTCCCGGCTTCACGGGTTTCTGTGTAACCCACAATATCATAGATGGGATGGCCCTTGTTATTCCAGCCAATCACTTTTTTCACAATGAATGGGCGGCGGCGATTGCCTGACAGCTTCGCCACAGTCCCATACCCATTGGGATTCCGCATTATATCACCTGTCCTTTCAGGAAAATGGGTATGGCAAAGCCAAACCCGATGTGATATAATGTCCAATGGGGATTGAAACATTAACTTCAAACGGGTTTTGTTTCGCCTGACCGCTTCCGGTGTGCCACCACCGGGGGCGGTCTTTTTTTTTGCCTTCTGTTACGATCTGTTCTATCAAAAACCTTTATCCTATCTGGTATTTATCTAATAGAACAGATAGAACAGATGTTATATTACTTAAACTTAAAAAGTAAAAAAAAATATAAGAAAGTAACATTAAAAGAGAATGGGAAAAAGATGTGTTCTATCTGTTCTAATTTAGGACTTCGGATAAAGTGTTTGATTTGCCCATCGTATTTGTGAAACTTCCCCAGCGCCATTTAGATAAAGTACAGGATTATTCCCATCTTCTGTTCTAATCCTATATCCAATATCATCCGTGTTATAAAGTCCATCAAGCATAGTGTCACGGGAAATAATTTCAATACTGCCAACACCACATTCCTGAAGGATACCCCAAATGGTTTCGGCCTGTGCTTCAGTAACTTCACAGGAATTCATAATAGCTTCGATGTTTGGATCAGTTTTTTGATATTGTTCAGGGTTTTGAACTACCCTTGAAATACCAAAAGCTAAAGCCCCTATAAAAATAATTGCCACAACTAAACCAATTTTCTTTTTCATATTTATCTCCTTTATCTAACATCACTTTGGAAAGCAACTGCCTTCCCCAGAATAATTATATGATCCAGTTGTTCCCCGGTATAGACCAGATCTTCATAATCAGGATTTTCAGCCTTCAAGATTAGTAAGTTTTTTTCTGGATAGTAGTTGACCCGCTTCAGAGTTGCTTCATCATCAATGACCACGGCGGCAATTTCACCATTGTCAACCATGCTTTGTTTTCGGATAAATACAATATCACCATCATAAATTCTGGCCCGGATCATGCTATCACCTTTTGCCCGTAAGCAAAAATCAGCTTCAATTTCCGCCCCGGCTTCTACATACAATTCTTTTTCTTCATTGGCGGTGATGGGTTTCCCACAAGCGATTGTTCCAATCAAAGGGTATCTTTTTCTTTCAATCGGGAACAAATTTTCAAACTTTACTTGGGATCGTAGAATATCAAGATCAATGGAATTATCAATATCTTCTAACCATGCCGATTTACTTCTATGATCCGATTTACCAAGTAAATAATCCATATCAACATTGAAGTAATCAGCAATGGCTTCAAGGGTTTCTATACCGGGTTCTCTTTCTCCACGCTCATACATATTGACGCTACTTTTAGAAGTTCCGAGTTGCTTTGCAAAATCCTGTTGAGATAAACCGGATTCCCGGCGTAAAAGTTTCAAACGCTCATTGAACTTTGCCATTAGTAACACCCCTTTCATTTATATTATACACAATTTGTGCACAAGGTCAATCCAGCATAGTGCACAAATTGTGCCTTTTTATTTTATGCACTTTTAGTGTTCGATTCAACTTGACATTTGAGCACATTGGGTGTACTATAATAGCAGACGAGCACAAAAGGTGCACGAAAACAAGAAAGGGAGTAAGAACATGATCCAGAAGGAAACCACGGGAATGATTCTTCGCAAACTGCGTGGGGATCGAACCCAAGAAGAAATTGCCGCCATTCTTGGTATTACGAAATCTTCTTGGGCCATGTATGAACGGGATGAAAGAGTTCCCCGTGATGAAGTCAAAATTCGGATTGCCAACTTTTTTGGTAAGACGGTGCAGGAGCTTTTTTATACCCCGATTGAGCACTATAAGTGCTCATAAGAAAGGAAGAACATCAATGAATGAAGTAAGCCTGAAGCCGGTCATTGAAGAACTTGAAAACTTATTTTCAAAGTTCAACGCCCGGTTCTTTGCTGACAAGCTGGAAAAGCCCGTGATCACCGTTTCCCCGGATCATACCCGTGGGGCCTATGGCTGGTGTACTGGCTGGAAGGCTTGGAAGGCCGGGGAAGATGAAGGCCACTATGAAATCAATCTGTGCGCCGAATACCTAAACCGGCCCTTTGAAGAAACCTGTGGAACCCTGATCCATGAAATGGTTCATCTTCAAAACCTTCAAGACGGTGTTCAGGACACTTCACGATCTGGCACCTACCACAACAAGAAGTTTAAGGAAACCGCTGAAGCCCACGGCCTGACCGTGGAGAAAGGCGAGAAGTACGGCTGGCACAAAACAGCCCTTTCCCCGGAAGCCCTTGAATTTGTTCAGAGCCTTGGAAAACAGGGGTTCACCCTTGTACGGCCCCGGCCCATTGGCCTAAAGGGTTCCAGCAAGGGGGGGGGATCAAGTTCCCGGAAGTATGTTTGTCCCTGTTGTGGGGCCATTATCCGAGCCACCAAAGAAGTTCATGTAATCTGTGCGGATTGTGATTGTGAATTTCAGGAGGAAATCTAAATGAGAAAAAAGAGGAAAACCGTGTGGGCCTTCCTTGATGGGAAGAAACTGGTGGATGTTGTTCAAGCGGCCCTTGATAACAACATGATGGTGGATGATCTGAAGGCCAAGTTGATTGCTGAAAATCCCGGCCATGAAGTTACCTTTAAGGTTCTGTGATGGGAGGGATACTCAATGAATGTGAAACTGACCAAGCGAAAGGCATGGGAGCTGATCAGCCGGATTCAACCCCGGTTGAACATCAAGCAGGAAGCCACCCCGTCTGATGTGGCAATCTTCAAGGCTTCCACCGGCCCTGAAGGGCTGGAAATCAGATGTGAAAATGACTGGTTCAACCACAATGGCCGGATCAAGCTGACCATTGGCAATGTGGATGGCGGAACCCCTATTATCCGCTATTACTACCCCGACACCCTGAACCGGGATTATGTGGCGGAACAGGCCGAAAAGGAAGCTGAAGCCAAGCAAGCCCGTAAAGAATGGGTTTGGGCTATGGGTAAGGAAATGGCCCATAGACTGGTGGATCAGTATTGGGGAGGTCAAACCAATGAGGATTGATCTGAACCTAAATCCTGTTGTGGGCGGAAAAGTCCGGGTAATGTGTAAATCTTACCGGCAAGCCACAAAAAAGAAAGCCAAGTTGGAAAGAGCATATCCAGATTCTTGTTACCTAATTGGACAAGATACGATGGGATATTTCATCTTGCGAACTAAATGAATAGGAGGTTATAAGTGTGAACACCTTTGCAGAGCGTTTGAAGTACGCAATGGAACAGGCTGATTTGAAGCAATCGGCCCTTTCCGAACAGGCCGGGATTTCCAAGGCCGCAATCAGTCAGTATCTTTCCGGGAAGAACACCCCCAACCAAGAGCGGATCAAGGCGCTGGCCGATGTTACCGGCGTGACCTTTGATTTCCTGATGGGATATGGAGCCGCCCCGGTTACTGATGCCCCGCCCCCGGTGAAGAAAATCAGCGTGAAGGAAGCGGCCCGGTGTATGGGCAAATCTGATCAGTTTGTGCGGATCGGCCTTCAGCGTGGGCTTCTGCCCTTCGGCAATGCCGTTCCCGGCACCGGGAACAACTGGAATTACTACATTAACCCCGCCAAGTTCAGGGAGTATGTGGGCGCTGAAGCCTGCACCGCCTTCCTTGGCCTGACTGCCGGACAGATTGGGGGGGGGGAATGAGTGAAACCGGCGAAAAACGAGGTGGGCGGCGGTGTGCGGTTGCCTAAATCGTTCTATGAACGCCCCCTTACCCCGAAAGAAGCCCAATTTGCCACGGACAACATCAATATTGTTTGGTGGTATTTAGACCAACAGGGCCTTGACCGGGCGGAATGGTTTGATGTGGTGATCTTCCGGTATCTGATCAGCGTGAAGCGGTGGTTCGCCCTTCCTGATTTGCAAAAAGTGAAGTTTGTCACTGTGGTCTGTAATGCTATGCGGTCAGCCATTGGGAATGCACGGCGCAAGAGCGCCAAAGAACCCCAAACTGTTAGCCTGTATGAGCCTATCCCCGGAACTGAAGATCTGTTGTATATCGACACGATAGCGGCCCCGGAAATTTTGTAAGAAGGTGAAGTAATGGAAATTAAATATAATGTTCAGGCCCCGCCCAAGAAAGCCTTCAACGGTGGAGCCAAGAGCGAGGAAGTCAAAGCCATTGAAGATTTCCTGACCAGCGGGAACGCAAAGAATATGTGCTTTGAGTATGGCACCGAGAAAGAAGCTAAAACCAAACTTTCCACGGTTTCTTCCCATAAGCGCAAGTGGAATGAGAAGAACCCCAAGAAGTATGACGCTTACCGGGTGGGCAACTGCATTTACATTGTCCGCCTGACTGGAAAGAAAGGATGATAAAGATGTTGCAAATCGGAATGACCGTGAAGGTGCTTCCTGATGCGGAGTACGGCGGCAAATATACCGGGTGTGTTGGTGTAGTGAAGAACTACTATTCCAGCAAGAAAAAGGCCGGTGTGGAGTTGGAAAAGGTTCAGAATGACGCAAGTTCCAAGGGTCTGTTTTGGTTTTCGGAAGATAAGCTGGCACCGGCCAATGATTTCTTGGGAAGCGTTTCAAAAATAATGAATGCTATGAATTGTCGGTGCAGTTTCCCCCTTCACCATACCGGCGTTCCCCCTGTGAAGAAGGTGATCTTCAGTGGCCCCAAAACTATTGTGCTGTGGGCAGATGGCACCAAAACCATTGTTTCCTGTGGCGCTGGTGATACATACGACTACTACGCCGGGTTCTGTGCCGCTGTGGTGAAGAAGCTGTTTGGTTCTACCACCCACGCCAAGAAGGTTTTGGGTGAAGTGGTTCAGGTGAAATGATCACGCTATTTCAACACCAGCAACAGGCCCTTGACCTGACGGAAGGCCACAACCGATGCGCCTATTACCTTGATATGGGACTTGGGAAAACTTTTGTCGGTTCAGAAAAAGCCCTGACCCTAAATAGCCGGGTAAACCTGTTGATCTGCCAATGTTCCAAGGTTTCTGATTGGATAGATCACATGGTTGAGAACTACGCCATGAACCATTGTTGGATGATTTATGACCTGACCAATAAGAAGGAATTTGATTGGTTTATGGCGGCGGTTGCTGAAACCGACAACCCAACCCGGATTTGCGGCGTGATCAACTATGAACTGACCTTCAGGCGTAAGATTTTGAAAACCCTGACCGGCTTCACGCTGATGTTGGATGAAAGTTCCCTGATCCAGAACGAGAACGCCAAACGGTCAAAGTTCATTCTTGGGCTGAAACCGGATAATGTGATCCTTCTGTCAGGCACCCCCACGGGCGGCAAGTATGAAAACCTGTGGAGCCAATGCCAACTGTTGGGGTGGAAGATTTCAAAGGAACTGTTCTGGAAGCAGTACATTCAAACGGAATGGGTTGAAACCGATGGATTTTGGCGGCAACAGATTACCGGCTATAAGAATGTTGACCGGCTGAAGATGAAGCTGGCTGAACATGGGGCCGTTTTCATGACTACCGAACAGGCCGGGATCAGCCTTCCAAAACGGAACTGGATCAAGGTCAAAACCCGCCCTTCACCCCTTTATTGGAAGTTCTGGAATGATCGCTATATTGCGATTGACAGCGCCAACCTTGGTGAATTTGAACTGGATGCGGATTTCTACGGTTCCAATGCCCATTGTGAACGGGAATTGATCGGTGATACCAGTTTGACCCGCCGCCTTTACGCCCGTCAGCTTTGCGGCCTATATAACCCGGCCCGTTATGAAGCCTTCCGGGATTTGGTGAACAGCACGGAAGATCGCTTGATTGTGTTCTATAACTTCACGGAAGAAATGGAACGCCTGAAGGGGATTGCCAAGGGCCTGAATCGGCCTGTGTCTGTTCTTTCCGGTGAAGAAAAGAACTTGGATGCTTACCGCTACCAGCACAACAGCATTACCTTCATTCAGTATCAGGCCGGTGCAATGGGCGGCAATTTCCAGCTTGCCAACAAAATCATTTACTTCAGCCTTCCCCAAGGTTCGGAATTGTGGGAGCAATCCCAAAAGCGTATTCACCGCCTTGGGCAAGAACGGCCATGTTTCTATTACCTGATGATCTGTCCGGGAACGGTTGAAGAAGATATTCTTTCCACTTTGGAAATGAGAAAGGACTATACCGATGAACTATTCAGAAAGTATGAGCAAGCGGCAACAGCGCCGCAAAGCCCTTAACCAGCGGTTCAGGCGGATGTTCCTTGTGGCCCTTCTGATGGGCCTTGCAATGGGGTTTATATTTGGGCGCTGTTCTGCTGTCAACGGCAAGGCCCCGGATGCTCCTATTGAACCGGATCAGCTTACCGCCGTGACCCCGGATGTGACCTTGGAGCCGGTGGAAACTCCGCTGGTGGAAGAACCCGCCGAACCTGAACCGGTGCTGTTGGGCAGTTTCAGAATTACCGCCTATTGTTCCTGTGAAAAGTGTTGCGGCGAATGGGCCAAGAACCGGCCCAACGGCATTGTGTATGGTGCCGCTGGTGTGGAACTGAAAGCCGGTGTTTCCTGTGCTTCCCCGCTTCCCTTGGGAACCGTGGTGGAAGTGGAAGGCTTGGGTGAATACATCGTTCAGGATCGCCCCGCCCAATGGGTGATTGACAAATACGGTGAAAACCAGATCGACATTTATTTTGACAACCATGAAGCCGCTTCCGCCTTCGGCCTGAAGCAGTTGAATGTTTATCTGAAAGGAGAACCCGAAAAATGATCAAATGTGAAAATGCTTGCCCCCGTGGAAAATTTGATGGGTGTTGCCACAAATGCCCGGAGTTCCACACTTGCCCTGATTCCTGTCAGGAAAACCCGAACGCCTGTGGTTCGGCCACCTTCGATGAAGAAACGGCCCTTCAGGAGTTCAAGAACACCCAGCTTGCCACCTTGAACGCCATTGCTTCCCTGACCGCCCACAAGAAGGCCATTGAGGAACAGGAAAAGGAAATGAAGGCTAAGTTGTATGAAGCAATGGTGAAGTTCGGCGCGGATAAGTTTGAATCCGATGTTCTGAACCTTACTCTTGTGAAGCCCACCAATGCCACCAGCATTGATTCCACCAAGCTGAAGAAGAAATACCCGGACATTGCTTCCGAGTGTTCCAAGATCACCGCCAAGGCCGGTTATGTGAAGATCACCCTGAAAGGGGATAAGTCATGAGTTGCCGGGGCTTTGAACCTGTTTGCACCAATAATGAACTTCGGGAGTATTTCAGCGCCAAGGGCCTGACCTATGACAGCATTGATGAAGGTGATATTTTGATCCTTTGCATGATGCTTCAGAAGGAATTGAAGAAATCCAATAAGGCCGGTGAAACTTCCGTCACCATGACTTTGAGCAAACGGGTTGACATGAAGAAGGCCACCAACGGCCACATTACCGAGTGTTACATCTACATGAACGCCCACTATTTCACCCGGCGTGAATGTATCAGCTTCAACCGGGATGGGTGGATTGGCTTTGCAGGATGGGCCGATGATGGCAACACTAACCCGTTGCGCCGTGCCTTCCTTGCATGGTGTGACTATTTAGCGGAAGGTGGTGGGGCCGATGGCAAGGGATGAAGTGTGGGATGCCCTGAAAAATCATGCCAAACAGGTTCATTCAGAACGGGTTGCAAAAAATCCCGACCGGATCGCCTATGCCATTCAGCAGTTTGAAGCCCACGGCATTGAATACCAACTGAAAAATGAGCAAACAGGCCACTTCCATTGTTGGCGGAAGTCTGATGATAAACTGTTCCAATTCTACGCTGGAACGGGTAAAATTCAGGGCTTCACCCAAGTCAGAGGTATTCACAGCCTGATTCAGATGTTGGAGGGGTGAGCCGATGGCCGGTGAAAAAAACTTTGAAAATCGCCTGAAGAAATGGCTGGAAGCTGAAGGGATATATCCCTTGGGTGAACCTGTTGACCGCATGAGCGCCCCGCCCTGTGGCTTCTATGAAAAGCGTTGGGGTGGAAGCCGGTATGTGAAAAGCGGCCTTCCCGATATGCGGATCACCGTGAAGGGCATTGCCCTTGAAGTGGAGCTGAAGGCCACCGATGGAACCCCATCTGTGCTTCAGAAGCGTAATTTGGCCCAAATCAACGGTTCACAGGGGTTCGGGTTCATCCTTTACCCGGAAGGCTTTGAAGCCTTCAAGACTATTGTGAAAGGGGTGAAACAATGCGAGTTTCCCACAGCCGGGTTGAAGTCTTTGATAGATGCCCATACAAATACCGCTTGCGATATGTGGAAGGGATAGACACGATCCCGAACACGGACGCAGACAACGCTCTGATCCTTGGCACCGCCCTTCACACCGGCATTGAAGAAGGGGTTGAACAAGCCCTTGACTTCTACAAGAACAGCTTCCCGGTTCTGACGGATGATCACATTCATGAAATGATGAAGCTGGAAGCAATGATCCCCAAGGCAAAGGCCATGTTGCCACCGGGCGGAACCTTTGAATTGCCTATTGGGAACGCTGATTTCATCGGCTTCATGGATTATCTGGTTCCCGTGGGGAAGGGCCTGAAGCTGGATGGGCTGATCACCGGTGAAGATTTGGATGAATTTGAAGCGTTTGATCTGTACGATTTCAAGTATTCCAACAACGCCAAGAACTACGCCGTTTCCGGCCAGCTTCACGAATACAAGTATTGGTATGAACTGACCCATCCCGGCCACCGGATCAGAAATATGTATTTCCTGATTGTTCCCAAGCCCAAGATCAGGCAGAAAAGCACCGAAACCCTTTCCCAATTCCGTGACCGCTTGCAAGCGGCCTTGAAAGATGCTGAACCAACGCTGATGCCGGTTCAGTACAACCCCATGAAGATTGTGGACTTCCTGACCGATGTGAAGCACATGGTTGAAGCCACAGACTTTCCCAAGAACCCAAACCATTTTTGTGGATGGTGTGAGTATGAAGAATATTGTCAGAAAGGATGGGATTATATGTTACTTCCCAAGAATGAACGCCGTGATCTGAACGCCACCAAGAAGAAGGTTGTGTGGCTTTACGGCGCACCCTTCAGCGGCAAAACCTTCTTTGCCAATCAGTTCCCCGATCCCCTGATGTTGAACACGGATGGCAACATCAAGTTTGTGGATGCCCCCTATATCGCCATTCGTGACACCGTTACGGTGGAAGGCCGTATCACCAAACGCAAGTTGGCCTATGAAGTGTTCATGGATGCCGTGGCCGAACTGGAAAAGAAACAGAACGATTTCCGAACCATCGTGGTTGACCTTCTGGAAGATGTTTATGAATCGTGCCGGGTTTACATCTGTGATCGTCAGGGCTGGAAGCATGAATCTGATGATTCCTTCCGTGCGTGGGATATGGTCAGAAGCGAGTTCCTGAACACCCTGAAGCGGCTTGTGAATCTGGACTATGAAAACATCATCCTGATCAGCCATGAGGACAGAAGCCGTGACCTGACCCGCAAGGGCGGCGATAAGATCAGTTCCATCAAGCCGAACCTTCAGGATAAGGTGGCAAACAAGGTGGCCGGTATGGTTGATCTGGTGGCCCGTATTGTGGCGGACGATGATGAACGGGTTCTTTCCTTCAAGGCTTCGGAAGTGATCTTTGGCGGTGGGCGGCTAACTGTCCACAACAAGGAAATCCCGCTGGATTATGAAGCCTTCTGTGAAGTCTACGAGGAAGCCAACCAGAAGGCCGCAGGAGCCATGAAGCACGGCGGCAATACCCCAGCTACCCCCGCACCGGAAACGGGTGACAGCGGCGAACAGAAGCCCACCAGACGGGGCAGAAAGCCCAAAGAGGAAGAAACCCCGGCCCCTAATCCTGAAGATGTGGAAGATGCTGAACGGGCGGCGGCTGGCGATCCTGATGGTACATGGACACCGGGCGGCGGTGAAGCAGATGATTCCGACCCTATGGGGCAGACGGAGCCGAAAGCCTTGCCCAAATGCCCTGATGGGGAACGGATCTTCAAGCAGTTCAACGACAGCAAGGGTGAAATCCCCCTTTGCCCCAACATTGATGCCGGCCACTGTTGCCACAAGGAAGGCGGCCCTGATGCTTGCCCCCTGTGGGATCGTCCCAAGGACACCGAACCTGCACCCAAGATGGATGTGAACCCGCCCCGGCGCACCCGGAAGAAGCGTGAACCCCATGAAGATTGACCCTTGCCCCTGTGTAATCAGCCTGAAGGATGGCTCGGTTCACACGCTGTTTGAATTCCGCCACTTCTTGGAATTGGTGGAAGATTGCATGGGCTATGATGCCGCCAAATGGTTAAGAACCCATGTAGAACAGGCGGAAAAGGCCGCTGATTATACCCAAGCCAAGGTTGATACTGACCTGACCGCTTATGAAAGCGATTTGGAAAGCAACCGCAGAGCCTTTCAGGATATTCAAGCGGAAGCCGCCGCAATTACCCAAGTTCTTCAAGGGAAGCGGGCTGATCGTCAAAAAATCGCCCATTCCGTGAGGGAAATAGGAAAGATCATTTCCAATCAACTTTAGGAGGTAAACACCATGAATGATGCGCTGAACAAGTTCAAAGCGGAAATGGAAAAGCGGGGGCTGTTCCGCAAAATTACCGTTGCCGCAAACCTGATCCCCCCCCGCCCGGCCTTAACCCGGAAGCCCTGATTGCCATTCACAAGCTGGCCGCAAAAGAAGCCCTGATCATGTATGCACAGAAGCATGATGATTTCAGTGACCTTTTGGCTGAAGCGGCCTTTGATAACCTGTTTGACACCATCCTTACGGATGATCTGTTCAAGCCGGTTGAGGGGTTCACACCTACTGACGAGGAACGGGCCAAAATGGAGGAAGCAGAGAAAACCGCTAAAGCACTTTCCGGCCTGTTCGACATTCTGAAGAACATCTAAAATTACATTTAGGAGGAAATTTATTATGGCTATCGACTTTGACAAGATTGATCGTACCGTTGATCTGAAGGGCCTTCAGGCCGATGTGGAGGATGCCAAGAAGAATGGCGGCGGGGACTTCCCCACCATTCCCGCTGGCAAGTATGAAGCCCGTGTGGAGAGCATGGAAATCAAAGGAACCAAGGCAGACCCCAACCGCCCCATGTTGGCTGTGTCCTTCAAGATTCTGTCCGGTGAGTACAAGAACCAGCGCCTTTTCATGAACCGTGTTCTGTACGGCACCAAGAATGACAAGAACATGATCGCTTCCGCTATGGGCTTCTTGGAAAAGTTGGATTCCGGGGTTCCCATCAGCTTCACCAGTTACAAGCAGTTTGCCCAACTTGTCCTTGATGTAGCGGAAGCCATTGACGGGAAGCTGGAATATGCGGTGGATTACGATGATACCCGCTTCAATTCCATCAGCATTGATGAAGTCTTTGAAGTTGAGGATTGAAAACCGGTGTGCACTTTTTTATAATCAAATTGAGCACTATATGTACTCATATTGACTTTTTTGAACCTTAATTTTCAAAAACGCCGGGGCAAGCGCCCCGGTTGGCCCCAAGGTGAAGCCTTCCCGTGGCGGGGCTGTTTTCACTGATTCACCGAAAATTCCTTCAGAAAGTGGGTGACACGATGATCTTCTATGACTTTGAGGTTTTCGCTTATGATTGGCTGGTTGTCCTGATTGACTTGAACGCCAAACAGGAAACCGTGATCATCAATGACCCTGACAAATTAAAAGGCTTCTATGAGAGCCACAAGGAAACCATTTGGGCCGGGTACAACAGCCGCCATTATGACCAATTCATTTTGAAGGGTATCTTGTGCGGGTTCAACCCAAAGAAAGTGAATGACTGGATCATCCTTGATGATAAACCCGGCTATCGGTTTTCAAGCCTGTTCAGGAACTTCCCCCTGATTAACTATGATGTGATGCCCAATCCGCCTATCAGCCTGAAGGCGCTGGAAGCCTTCATGGGGCATTCTATCAAGGAAACCACAGTTCCCTTCGATATTGACCGGCCTTTGACAGAAGCGGAGCTGGCGGAAACGGTCAAATATTGCCGCCATGATGTGGAAGAAACTGTGGAAGTATGGGTTCGCAATATTGCGGAATTCAACACCACAATGTTCTTTGTAAATCACTTTCATCTTGGAAGTAATTCTATTGGGAAAACCAAAGCCCAGCTTGCCGCAGAGATTTTGGGCGGGAATGGGAAGGGAAAATCTTTTGATGATGAATTTGACTTTCCAATTTTAGATTGCTTACGGTTGAAAAAATACCGTTTTGTGGCGGACTGGTACAAAAACCCCGTTAATCATGATTATGGGAAGGCGCAGGAGAATATAACCGTTGCCGGTGTTCCACATACCTTTGCTTGGGGCGGTGGGCACGGCGCTATTCCCAAATATCACGCCCACGGGATCTTCTTGGTGATTGATGTTACAGCCTATTACCCATCCTTGCAAAAGCAATTCAAAATTGGGTATCGGGTAATGGATCATCCTGAAAACTTTGAGTTCATCCATGATAGCAATATTGAATTCAAGCGCAAGGGAGATAAAAAAGCCCGTCAGCCATTCAAGATCATGGACAATGCTATTTCAGGGCAGATGAAGCAACCACAATCGGCACTTTACGACCCCATGAGCAACAACACCATTTGTATCAACGGCCAACTTCTGCTTCTGGATTTAGTTGAACACCTTGAACCCTATTGCAAACTTGTTCAGAACAACACAGATGGTATCATTGTCCAGCTTGCGGATTATGACCGGGATTTTGAAAAGATTGATGATGTGGTTTGGGAATGGGAGCAAAGAACCGGAATGAAGATGGACTTTGATACTTTCATGGGTGACATTTATCAGAAAGATGTAAACAACTATTTTTTGGTTGACCGGGAAACCGGGGCGGTTAAAGCCAAGGGCGCTTATGTAAAAAAACTGTCTGATCTGGATTATGACCTTCCTATTGTCAACCGGGCCATTAGTGAATACTTTTCCCACAAAACCACACCAGAGGAAACCATTATGGGGTGTGGAGATTTGCGAGATTTCCAAAAGGTTGTAAAAGTTTCCAGCAAATATGAATGTGCGCTTTACTCCCCTGTTATCACTATGGAGAAAATCAGGGACGAAAAAGGCCGTTCAAAAAATGTGAAAAGGTTCAGCGGCGGTGAAGTTCAAACTGATAAAACATTCCGTGTGTTCGCTTCAACTGACCGGAGCAAGGGCGGATTGTTCAAAGTGTCCGGTAAAGTGGTAAAGGGCCGCAAGAAAAACCCTGAAAAATTCGGGAACACCCCGGAACATTGCTTCATTATCAATGATGATGTGACAAATCTTCCCGTTCCCGATGAACTGGACAGACAGTATTACATTGATTTGGCGTGGAAGCGCCTAAAAGACTATGGCGCTGACCGGGTAGCGGGGGGGATTTGAGCCATCCAACTATTCAGAGGATATGTCCCGACAAAAGACAAACAGTGTCTTGAAAAGTTCAAGGGAAGAAAACGGTTAAACACCCTTGAAGAAGTTCAAGACCTTGACGAATACGCCGCTATTCTTGGGGATGAAACAATCCTGATTGATGTGGATAATGCGGAAACCAGTGAACTTCTATTCCATATTGTTCAGGACTTGGGCTTGAAATGCCGGGTATATGCGACCACACGGGGCAAACACTTCTATTTCCGAAACCCTGAAGGGTATGTGGAAAAAAGCTGGACAAAACAGACCTTGGCCCTTGGTATTGAAACAGATTCCAAGGTTGGGCGGAACAACAGCTATGCCATTATGCGCTTCAATGGGGTTGATCGGGAAATCATTCAGGATTGCCCGGAAGATGAAATTCAAGACCTTCCCAAGTGGTTGACCCCGGTAAAAACCAACATGAAGTTCTTGGATATGAGAGCCGGAGACGGGCGGAACCAAGCCCTGTTCAACTACATTCTAACCCTTCAAAGCGAGGACTTCACCAAGGAAGAAGCCCGTGAAACTATCCGCATGATCAACCGGTATGTGCTGGAAGATCCCCTTTCTGACCGGGAACTTGAAACAATCCTTCGGGATGATGCCTTCAAAAAGCCTATCTTCTTCAAGGATAAAACATTTCTGTTTGATAAGTTTGCGGTTTACCTGAAGAATAACAACCATATTGTGAAAATCAATAACCAGCTTCACATTTACCGGGATGGCATTTATGTTCCGGGCGCTATGGAAATTGAAGCGCAAATGATCAAGCATATCCCAAACCTAAAACGGGCGCACCGGTCAGAGGTTTTAGCTTATCTGGAAGTAATGTTTCAGACCGAGGGAGAAACCAGAGCCACCAACCCTAATATCATTGCCTTCAGCAATGGCCTTTACAATATCCGGGATGGTTCTTTCATGGACTTTACCCCGGAAATTGTGATTACCAATAAAATTCCGTGGCCCTACAACCCCGCTGCCCACAATGACCTTTTGGACTATACATTAAACCGGCTGGCTTGTAATGATCCTGAAGTCCGGGCCTTGCTGGAAGAAATGGTGGGCTATTGTCTGTACCGGCGCAATGAACTTGGCAAAGCCTTCATTCTGATTGGCGATAAGAGCAACGGCAAATCCACCTTCCTTCATGTGGTCAAAAATATGTTGGGGGATAAGAATATTGCTTCCCTTGACCTGAAAGAACTTGGGGACAGGTTCAAAACCGCTGAACTGTTCGGCAAGCTGGCGAACATCGGTGATGATATTGGTGATGAATTTATTGCCAATGCTTCCGTGTTCAAGAAGCTGGTCACGGGTGATCGGGTGAATGTGGAGCGCAAAGGCCAAGATCCTTTTGAGTTCAACAATTATTCCAAGTTCCTGTTTAGTGCTAATGTGATCCCCCGCATGAAGGATAAGACCGGAGCCGTTCAAAGGCGCTTGGTGATTGTTCCCTTTGATGCCAAGTTTACCCCCAATGATGCAGATTTCCGCCCATTTATTAAAGATGAGTTGTGTGAACAAAGTTCAATGGAATATCTGATCCAGTTGGGCTTGAATGCCCTGAAGCGTGTTCTGACCAATGCCGCCTTTACCACTTCCAGCCGGGTTCAGGGGCAACTTGACGAGTACGAACAGAACAACAACCCCATTATTGGCTTCATTCAGGAAATCGGACTGGATGGGATCATCAATGAAGCCACTGATACAGTTTATCGGAGATATAAAGAATATTGCATTTCAAACAATTTCCAAGCCCTATCCAAAATTGAGTTTTCCCGACAAATCTGCAAACGCTGTGGCTTAACCAGTGGAGCAAAGTATATCAAGGGAAGAAAAACAAGAATTTTCGTGGAAGAAGGTGATTTATGATGGCCGGTTCTAAAAAAGTGTTCGCCACCCTTGGGAGTTCAAACCATGTGCCTGAAGAACGGGAAGCCTTTGACTACTACGCCACCGATCCCAAAGCTGTGGAAATGCTGTTGGAACTGGAACAGTTTGCCCCGGTGATTTGGGAACCGGCCTGTGGTGAAGGCCACATTTCCAAGGTGCTTCAGGCACACGGTTATCAAGTCATTTCCACCGATCTTGTTTACCGGGGCTTTGGTGATCCTGAACCGCTGGACTTCCTGAAGGAAACTTTGGATGGATTTGAAGGCGATATAATCACCAACCCGCCATATTCAACGGGGCTTGAATTTGTTCAACGGGCGCTTGAAAGCGTCCGCCCCGGTGGGAAAGTGGCAATGTTTCTGAAGGTTCAATTTTTGGAAGGACAGAAGCGGGGGGCCTTCTTTAAGAATACCCCCCCCCGTATAGTCTACATATCCCGTTCCCGTTTGGCCTGTTATAAGAACGGAGATATGAGCGTTAAGCCCGAAAGCGCCATTGCTTATGCGTGGTATGTATGGGAAAAAGGATTTACCGGTGATCCGGTGATTAAGTGGTTCAACTGAAAGGGTGGTGGAACATGAACCATCAGTATTCAAAATTCAAAAATAAAGCTATCCCCTATGCCAAAGTTGGGCGGCGGGTATTTGGAAGCCTATTCAATGCTGAAACCTTCTGTTCTGACCACGGGCTTGATGTAAATTCAGCCATTGAATATGGGGAAATCCCGGAATTGAAGAATGAGGTTCAAGAAATAGCCAAATATCAAAAAGCGGTTCTTCGGGAAGTTCTTCATCGGTTGGAAAAGCGTTGTTCTTTCCTACATGGTGAAATAACTGGATTTTCTAATTCTTTGTCTGTTTGCCACCCGCTGGATCGGGGGTATTTGGAAGATAGACTGAAAGAAGCGATTGCCAAGAGTACAGCCACCCATGAAGCAAGGGAAATGGTGTGGACGATACTTGAGGAATTGGAAAGGTTGAGTGAATGGCATGATTAAAGATAGTGGAGAACGCACCCGGTTTGATACCGGGGCGGTTCGTGATATGCACACCGGCAAGGGCCGGATGGATTTATTGCCTTGGGAAGCCTTGGTGGAGGTTTCCAAGCATTGTGAAGAAGGGGCGCTAAAGTACGGGGAACGCAACTGTGAAAAGGGCATTCCCATTCACAGCCTGATTGATTCGGCCTTCCGCCACCTTGCCAAGTACATGATGGGCATGAAGGATGAACCCCACCTTCGAGCGGCTTGCTGGAATTGCTTATTCGCCCTGTATATGGAAATCAAACACCCTGAACTTCAGGACATACCAACCAGAATGGAGGAACCGCATGAACAGGGCTGAACGGCGGAGAGCCAAGAAAGCGGGTATTCCGGTAAAGAAGGAACCCGTGGTGAATATCAAAGCCGCTGATGTTCAGAAGATCAAACAGGATGCTTCCAAAGAAGCGGCGGACAAGGCTTTTCTTCTGATGCTGGGGTTGCCGGTGATGGTGCTTCATGACAAATTCGGCTTTGGCCCGGTTCGGTGTGAACGGTTCACGGATGCTGTTCTTGAACTGTATGATAGCTTTGAAAAAGGTTATGTGTCCCTTGAAGATATTCACCTGACCCTGAAAGAAGAAACCGGGATCACTATTGTTTCAGATGGGAGGTTGAAAGATCGTGGGAACTAAACCTTGGCAAAACAGTGAAGGCTATTCCGATCCCACCGCCTATGAGGGATTGAAGCCTGTCATTCGAGAGGATGAAGAACAGCAACGGCGGTTGAACAATCTGATTTTCGTTCTGAAGTACATTATCCGCTTGGCCGGGTTTGAACTGTTGAACCGGATTGAACTGAAAGATAAGCGGAATGGGAGGGAGTTCAAATAATGGGGCCGAATAGCGATACAGGGAAAGGAACCCTGTATATTAACGGGGAACCCCTTGCGGAAGTTGGGGAAATCAAAATTCCACTGGAAGTGGAGCCGTCAGATCTTCCACCGATTCTGGCCAATGTTTCTTTCACTATCACAATGGATTGCCCCCGGTGGTTGCGGCGGAAGTTGGCGTGGTGGATTTTCAAAGCCCGGTTGAAAGACCTAATACACCGGATTTTCCACTTTTGAAAATTAACTTTCAAGAAAACGACCCCACCAAAATCCTTCAGGGGTTGGGGTTGGAACAGATATGGGACAGATGTAAAGGCTTGATCTGTTCCGGTGAAAACTATTGTAAATGCTGGCGTTTAGGTAAAGTAGAACAGATAGAACAGATGTTATATTACTTAAACTTAAAAAGTAAAAAAATATATAAGATAAGTAATATAAGAGAACTGTCCAAAGATGTGTTCTATCTGTTCTACACATTGAAAAGCCTTGATATTTCAGGAGTTTTCACAGAACAGATGTGTGAAAGGATGTGTGCTACATAGTGACTGATAAGGAACTTTCCCAGCGGGCTAAAGAATATTTTGCCCAAATCCGAAAAACTGACCGACTGATCCAGCGGTTGACAGATACAGTGAATACCCTTCGATCCGGGTTGACCAGTCAAAGCTATGAACTGAAGCCTGACAAGGTTCAGACTTCCGGGCCAAAAGACACTTTAGGGGAAACCATTGCAAAAATCATGTCCCTTGAAGATGATATTAACACCCGGATTGATGAACTTGTGACCATGAAGAAGGAAGCCTTCAGCATGATCAGCAAAGTTCCTGACCTTGACCAGCAAAATGTTCTTGTAGGCCGGTATATCCAACTGAAAAAGTGGGAAGATTTAGCCGCTGAATTTGAGTACACCACCCAATGGCTTTTTGAAATTCACGGGAAGGCTTTACTTGCTTTTGCCAAGGAAAATGCCGATTTCTTGAAAGAACCGAGTAAAGTTTAGTTTCACCTGTTGAAAGTTTAGTGTTTTTTCGGCTATCATATAAAGTGAAAAAGCGTCCGAGGGGGAACCTTCGGCGCTTTTCTTTTGATTTCAAAGGGGGTGAATACCTTGACCAAGAAGCAAAAGCGGTTTGTTGAAGAATATCTGATTGACCTGAATGCAACGCAAGCGGCAATTCGGGCCGGGTATTCACCTGATACCGCACAACAGATGGGTTCTGAAAACCTGTCAAAACCTGTGATTAAAAATGCTATTGACAAGGCTATTGCAGAGCGGAGCCGCCGAACCGGTATCAATCAAGATCGGGTGATTCAGGAAATCGCAAAATTGGCGTTTCTGAACCCCATTGATGTAATTGACATGGATGAAGCCACCATCAAAGGTGAAGCCAACCGGGATGATACCGCCTGTATTGCTTCTGTCAAAGTGAAGGTGATTCCCGGTGAAGATGGGAATATCACTGAACGAGAGGTTAAGACCTACGACAAGTTGAAGGCCCTTGAATTGTTGGGCAAACATCTTGGAATGTTTACCGACAAACTGAAAATGGAAGGGAATGTTCCCGTGGTTATCATGGGGGATGATCAACTTGAAGATTAACCCCAAGGCCAAGGTGATCCGCCTTCCTGAAGTGGTGGGCAAAGGGTACAAGACCTTTTGGAACTTCAAAGGCCGCTACCGGGTTTGTAAGGGGAGCCGTGCAAGCAAGAAATCCAAAACCACGGCCCTGAACATCATCAAGCGGATGATGCAATACCCGGAAGCTAATACCCTTGTGGTTCGCAAAGTATTCAGAACCTTAAAGGATAGCTGTTTCACAGAATTGAAGTGGGCAATCAACCGGCTTGGGGTTCAGGCTTATTGGGAAATCAAGGAAAGCCCCCTTGAAATGACCTATGTTCCCACCGGTCAGAAGATTTACTTCCGGGGCCTTGATGATCCCCTGAAGGTTACTTCCATTACGGTTGAAATTGGGTATTTGTGCTGGTGCTGGATTGAAGAAGCCTATGAAATCACCAATGAAGATGATTTCAATATGCTTGATGAAAGTATCCGTGGCGCTATCCCGGAAGAAACCGGCCTGTTCAAGCAAATTACCCTAACCTTCAACCCGTGGAATGAAAAACACTGGATCAGAAAGCGGTTCTTTGGAGAGATTACCGGCAAGGATGCCCAAGGGAACCCCACATACCGTTTCCATGATAGCTGGACTTCCCCGGATGGGCAGATTTACGCCACCACCACCAATTACCTGTGTAATGAATGGCTGGATGAAGCTGACCTGAAGGTTTTTCAGACCATGAAGGAAACCAACCCCCGGCGCTATAAAGTGGCTGGCCTTGGTGGTTGGGGCATTGTGGATGGCCTGATTTATGAGAACTGGCGGGAAGAACTGTTCAACCCGGCTGAAATCAGCGCCAAGGATGGCGTGAAATCTGCCTTCGGCCTTGATTTTGGCTATACCAATGACCCCACGGCGCTTTTCTGTGGGCTGGTGAGTACAGCAGAAAAAACCATTTGGGTTTTCGATGAACTGTATGAAAAGGCCCTGACCAACCGGGCCATTTGCGAACAAGTCACAGTTATGGGCTATGCCAAGGAACGGATCAAGGCCGATTGTGCAGAACCCAAGAGCATTGACGAATTGCGGGAAGCTGGCCTTCATCGTATCAGAGCCGCCCGGAAGGGCAAGGACAGCGTGAACAACGGAATCCAGTACATTCAGGGTTACACCATCATTGTTCATCCCCGATGCGTGAACTTCATCACAGAGATTTCAAACTACACATGGGTAGAAGATAAGTTCGGGGCCAAGATCAATGTTCCCATTGATGATTTCAACCACCTGATGGACGCTATGCGTTACGGGTTGGAAGATATGTTGGTTGGCCCCGCCTTCAGCTTCGACTAATAACATGATAGTAACAAATTGCCCCGGAAACCTTGTGTTTCCGGGTGCTTGCATTTATTAAGCAATAGAAAGGGTGATTGACTATGTTTCTGAATAACGCTATGGATCGGATCAATCGCCTGATTATTCAGGGTGGGCGAACCGGCATGACAGAACTTCAGTTCTTTGCCGCCGAAATCAAGGAATGGAAGGACAGCCCCCGCCGCAAGGATCAGTTGCGTGGTGATCTGTACTATGAAGGACAGCATGACATTTTGAAGCGTCAGCGCACGATCATTGGCGAGGATGGCAAACTTCAGGTTGTGAACAATCTTCCGAACAACCGCCTGATTGATAACCAATACGCCCTGATGGTGGATCAGAAAACCAACTACCTTGTGGGCAAGCCCTTCACCCTGAATTGTCAGGATAAGAGTTACACAGACGCTTTGGGCAAGATTTTCAATAAGCGGTTTTACCGGCTTCTGAAGTATGTGTGTGAAGATGCCCTGAACGGTGGCCTTGGTTGGGTTTACCCCTATTATACGGATGCCGGGGAACTGGCCTTCAAGCATTTCCCCGCCTATGACATTCTTCCGTTTTGGGCGGACGATGATCATACCATCCTTGATTGTGCGGTTCGCTATTACACCCAAGAGGTTTGGAACGGCTACACGAAAGAAAAGGTTGAGAAGGTGGAAATCTTCAAAACCGATGGCATTTACCGGTATATCTATCAAAATGATATGCTGATCGCTGATGTGGAAGCCGGTGAACATGAAAACTATTTCATGGTTGAGGAAGAAGGAAAGGAACCCAAGGGGTTCAACTGGACACGGATTCCGCTGATCCCGTTCAAGTACAACAAACAGGAAATTCCCCTGATTCGCCGTGTGAAAACCCTTCAGGATGGTATCAATGTGATGCTGTCCGACTTTGAAAACAATATGCAAGAGGACGCACGGAACACCATTCTGGTTCTGAAGAACTATGACGGTGAAAATCTTGGTGAGTTCCGCCACAACCTTTCCACCTATGGAGCCGTAAAGGTTCGTGAGGATGGCGGGGTTGAAACCCTTCAGGTTGAAATCAATGCAGAGAATTACAAGGGCATTTTGGAACTTCTGAAGAAATCCCTGATTGAAAATGCCCGTGGCTATGATGCCAAGGATGATCGGTTGTCTGGCAATCCAAACCAGATGAACATTCAATCCATGTATTCTGACATTGACCTTGACGCAAACGGCATGGAAACCGAGTTCCAAGCGGCCTTTGAAGAACTGTTGTGGTTCATCAATCAGGATTTCAGCAACAGGGGCTTGGGTGATTATGAAGGCGCTGAACTTCAGATCGTGTTCAACCGTGACATTCTGATCAATGAAGCGGAATCTATTGAAAACTGTGTCCACTCCGTTGGTATTCTTTCCACAGAAACCATTGTGGAACAGCACCCGTGGGTTACGGATGTTGAAGTGGAGCTGGCCCGATTGCGTAAGGAAAAGGATGAAGCAATGGAACAGGCACAGGAATACGCCGGGGCCTTCCAGACCGGCAACCAGAACAAAGGTGATGATGGCGAGGGTGAATAACCCCCGCCGTTTCACAATATATGCCGGGGCAGACATTGAGTGTGGCGGGGTGCTATTACTCCTACCCGCCAAAGGGTGAAATTCCCTTCCCCGGCCCATCATGGCCCGTTAGTCAAGTGGTTAAGACACCGCCCTTTCACGGCGGTAACGCCGGTTCAACTCCGGCACGGGCTACCATAGGCCACAAAGGAAGGAACCAAAATTCAGCAAGGCGGAAGCCCCTATGAAGAAACAGCGTGGCCTTTTATGCTGAAGTGATGGAACAGGCAGACAAGGCGGATTCAAAATCCGTTGCCGCAAGGCGTGTGGGTTCAAATCCCACCTTCAGCACCATTATTCAGGATTGGAGGTTCAGCCCATGAACAATGCAGATTATTGGCGGGGCCGGTTCTCCATCTTGGAGGACAGCGCCCACAGAGAAGCCCAAAAGACCATTCAGGCCATGGAAGAAATGTATCTGGATGCCCAGCGTTCCGTTCAGAAGGAAATTGAAAGCTGGTATGCCCGGTTTGCAGACAACAACCAAATCAGCCTGACCGATGCCCGGAAATGGATGACCGCTGGACAGCTTGAAGAATTTCATTGGACGGTTGAACAGTATATCAAGATCGGTGAACAGGCCGGGTTGGATGCGGCGTGGCTGAAGAAGCTGGAAAACGCTTCCGCCCGGTTCCATATTTCCCGCCTTGAATCCGTTCAGATGGGTATTCAGCAACAGCTTGAATTGCTTTACGGCAATCAGGTTGACAGTCTGGATGCCCTGTTGAAGAAGGTTGTGGGCAATGGGTACACCCGCACGGCCTTTGAGGTTCAGAAAGGCGTGGGCCTTGGGTGGGATATTACCGCCCTGAATCAGAAGAAACTTGAAACCTTGCTTTCAAAACCGTGGACAACTGACGGACGAACCTTCCGGGATCGCTGTTGGCTGAACAAGAATGATCTGGTGGGTTCCGTCAGCAAAAGCCTAACCCAAGGGCTTCTTCGGGGTGATTCCCCGGCCAAGATTACCACGGCCATTCAGAAGCAGTTTGGGGTTCACCGTTACAAGGCTGGACGGCTGATGAATACGGAAACCACCTATTTCAACGCCGTTGCCACCAAAGAGAGTTACAAAGATTTGGGCGTAGAAATGGTGGAAATCATTGAAACGCTTGATTCCCACACCTGTTCCATTTGTGGTGGCCTTGATGGGAAGGTGATTCCCGTTTCTCAATATGAACCCGGCGTGACTGTGCCGCCCTTCCACCCGAATTGCAGAGGAACAACGGCCCCGGCCATTGATCCCAAGTATGCCGGTGAAAGAGCCGCCCGGAACGCTGATGGGGATGTGTACTATGTTCCCGCCAACATGAAATATGCTGATTGGGTTCAGACCTTCGTGAACGGCGGTTCCAAGGCTGGCTTGACCGTTGCAACCGGGGCCGCTGTGACAAAAGCCCTTCGAGATTACAACACCGCGTTTGGAAAGAAATTCGGCAAAGACCATTATGATCAGATTCGGGATCGGGTGGACGCTTGCCAAAGTCCTGACCTTCAGGCCGCTTGGGATAAGTATGAAACCAAAATCAAGGTTGCAAAAGCTGACCATAAAGGCGGCGCATACTGTCAGGGTGATAACATCTATGTGAATATTGCGGCGGATGCAAAGGGCCGTTCTTGGAGCGCCCCGTATGCAACAACCTTCCATGAAAGCGGCCATGCCATTGATGGCCTTGCGGCCCAGCTTGGAAGCGTAAATGGGCAATGGCACCTTTCTTCCACTTATAAAAATGGCCTGTTCCCCCAGACTATTAAAGATGAAGTGAATGATTGGGTGAACGCCGTCCTTTCCGATATGAAAGCCCATAAAGATGATTTTTCCTATTGGGTGCAGAAAGGTTGGATGAACCAAACCACCGCTGATTATTACCTTCAGTATGGTGGATTCAAGGTGAAGAAAGCCTATGCCTACGCCGCCATTCAGAAAGAAGTGAAATCCCTTACCCCGTTGCAGTACGGTGATCTTTCTGATATATTAGAAGGTGCTACCCGTGGAAAAATCCAATGCGGCATTGGTCATGGTGCTGGTTCTTACTGGACAACCCGATCTTATAACGGGATTGATTGGGGCCTTGCCACGGAAGCCTTTGCGGAAATGACTTCCGCCACCATGACTTCCCCGGAAAGTTTGGCAACTATCAAGAAGTATTTGCCCAAATCTTATGGGGTATATGAAGATATGCTGAAGCTGATTGCAAATCAGCCGTGAAAGGGGTGTTGAATGTGGTTGAACTGATTGAACAATATGTTGAACGATTCCATGAGAACTTCCCGTTGTTCGCCCTGATGGGTATGGAAGAATCGGAAGTGGAAGCCATTATTCAGGATTGTTTGGATAAGGGAACCCCTTACCGGCCCCCTGATTTGGACGAAAAATCCCTAGATTGTTGAGTGGACCACCCCGGCCTTCTGTCCGGTGGTGGTTTTGTCATACCATTTTCGCCGTTTCCCGGTGGTGGGCGGTAAACAGAACCGGAAAAATCGTGGTTCCTAACCCACGGTAAAAAAGGATTTTGGAGGTAACAACAATGACTAAAGAAAAGCTGTTGGAATGGGGCCTGACTGAAGAACAGGCCACAAAGGTTATGGAGGGCTTGAACGGTTCCTTCGTCACCAAGGCCCGGTTCAATGAGGTCAACACCGAACTGACCGCCGCCAAGAACACCATTAAGGAGCGTGACACCCAGCTTGAAACGCTGAAGAAGGCTTCCGGTGACACCAAGGCGCTTCAGGATCAGATCACCCAGCTTCAGGCCGACAACAAGAAGAAGGACGAGGATCACGCCGCTGAACTGAAAAAACTGAAAATCAGCAATGCGGTTGAACTGGCCCTGACCGGAGCCAAGGCAAAGAACAACACCGCTGTCAAGGCGCTGTTGGTTGACTTTATCGGAAAGGCAGAACTGGCGGAGGATGGAACCGTCAAGGGCCTTGATGATGAAGTGAAGAAGCTGGTGGAAGGCAAGGACACGGCTTTTCTTTTTGC